CCTTTGTATGGCCCCAACCAATGGTAGGAATACCCGCAGGACAAAGGTAAGCAATAAGACGAAGACTCTCATATTTTTTTATTAAGTCCTTTCCTGTCATTTACGTAACTCCGCATATTTTTTATGGAATAGAATTTTGCGGATTGTATCCAGATTTGGATTAGGTTGATTACTTAATCTAACTATTTCTGCAATATCTTTATTGTCCATATAAATATTACTATTTACCATTTCTTGTATATCTTTGTTAAGTTCATCAGGATTGCCTGTATAATTTTTAACATACTTAGTAAACATGGTAGTATATCTTTTTTCCTTCATTGGGGAAATATTACCATAAGCAAACATGTCAACACCAAGTTGTTTGATATCCTTCTCAAGCTGTGCTTTTTGATCATAGAAGCGTTTATTCTCTTTATATTGTTCTGAAGAAATTTCAGATTGCTTTGCTCTTTCTTTAGATCTAATATTACCCAATGAGAATTCACCCTCTTTAATAGTATGTAGCGGTTCTCCTGTATTGGGGGAAATAATCTTCTGCTTACCTTTGACAGTTGGAGATAGGTATTTCCCTTCCACAATATTTCTAAAAGCAGTAGGTGTAAATGACAAAAGTTCTTTACCTTTTTCTGCCTCAGTTTCAGCTTCCCAAGGAGTATCACCAAACAACCTACGACCAATAGTTTTTCCTTGTTCAGCCATCTTACCTGCTATAGGAACTCCAAGCATTGTAGGCATCGGAAGATCACCATCAGTATTAATACTCTTAACAGCAAAGCTTGGTGCTGCTCCTAAACCTACCTGCTCCCACATCCCTCCATACCAATCATCTCCAACAGATTGCCGTAAATAATTGCGCAGTGAGAATGTTTTACCATTCTTAGTCATACTCCGATTTATAAGTTCTTCTAGAACATCAAATCCAGGCATACCGGCCATACCAGCAATTAGATATATAGTTCCCATGTATCCAGCAAAAGCCGCCGCATCATTAAAACTACGCGGAGCGCGTTTACCGTAAATATAGATTTGACTGAACTGGTTAGTGGCAAATGACTGCAATCTTCCCATAATATCACCAAGAACACCTAGGGATTTCCAGATACCTGCCTTAGCATCATACCCGTAATCTACCATATAATTCTCAGTAATTTCACGAGCACGATTAAAAGCCTCTTGTTTCGTGTACCCACGTTTTTGTAAGAAATCCGCCATTGTTGAAAAGACTGTCCAGCGAGCAGCCTGCTCTGATGGCTTACTAAGTAATCCCTGTGTAGTAAATTGATGTGCTCGATTCACATATTTATTTTTAAATACACTACCCGATTCAACAAGAGTTGGATTAGTGATACCAGCAGCTTCAGCATATGCTTGCTTTTCCATGAAATTCTTACTTCCAAGGATTTTTATAGCATCTGCACCAAAGAGTTTACCAATTTCACCCAATTGTTTTCCACCAAAAACATACATATATTCAGCAGCACTTTTAGATAAACCCGTTGCTATATCTACGGGATGGAATGTACCCCCTTCACGTAACATTTGTGGAATAAGTACAGTATAAGGCTGAACTACATTCTGCATTGCATGTATAGGACTACCCATAGCAGTAAGCATTTGAGTATAGAAGCTACCAACAAGACTTGCCACTTGATGTTGTTGTTTTGGTGAAGAACCAGTAAGTGATTCAGCAAGATCATTAACTACTACATCAATACCACTATTAAAGCGTTTACCAATAATATTATTATTAGTATAGTCAGTAAGAATTTGACGATTGTTTTCTGGCACTTTACTAGCAGGATCTAAAACTCTTTTTGTAAATTGTGAGGCTTCTTGTGCACTAAGCCAATCATAATGGGATTCAACAAAATCTACTAACATATCTTTCATATCATAGTAGTTTTGTTTATCACTTAACCAAGGACGATTACCAACTTCACCCTTAAATCCTCTATAATCTTTTTGATGTTGATGCTGACCTTTAGTTGTTGTTGCTCTAGCCTGCATCTCATTAGCAATACTATTATAAAGTTGTTTTAATTCAGGTGAACCCTCTTGCATAACATCCAACATATATTGGAAATTGGCGGCGCGATTACTCCCAATAGTACCAAAATCATTGGGAATATTTCCACGTGATTTTACACTAGAGACATCATATCCTTGGCCCTTCAGTTTTCTAGCAATAAGAGCTGCCTTGTAACTATTTTCACTAGCAAAAATTAATGGTTTACTATAAGAACCATCAGGAAGTATAGCACGAGCTTGTCCCCAAAATTTACCAGTATGTACACTAGGAATATAATTAGGTAATGCTTCTAATTGTTTCTCAGGTGATAAATATTTATTAGTGTTTTCCAGTAACTTGGAAAACAATTGTTCTTTGATTTGATTAATCCGCTGTTGTGCAGCATTTAAAGTAAATTGATAGTTTGGATTATCTTTAGCTTTAAACCATTGCTTATTAAGATCGATAACATCCTTTAAATCAAATAGTTTTTCTGCCTTATTAAGAGCATAGATAATTCCTTGTGTGGTTCCTGGACGAGTTCCATCACTGTATAATATATTCTCGGCAGATACGGCATTTCTATCATAAGTACTTTTCAGATAACGAATGGCTTGTTGTAGTGGTGGATTATTGGATGCTTCAACAGGCATATAACCCTGTGACATTCCATGTTTTTCATAGAAGTTTAAGGGCTTTGAAGAATCTGGACCATTCTGTAAGTCTGTTAGAATTTCATCAGGATTATATTTATTAAATTCAACAACCTTTTCAGCATCCTTACCAGCAATTTTCTTGATAGTATTTAATGCTTTATTACTTTGTTCAATTTTCTGAGTAGTTTGTTGTTCCTTTTGGAGACCATCAAACATAATCTTAGTTGTGTCATCCGTAGCATTTAGTCCTGCTTGCCGAGCAGCAACAATAAAATCTTCTAAACTTTCTGGTTTAATTTTATTATAAAGATTTTCTAATCCCTCAATAATTTCTTGTGGACGTATTGCACCACTTTGTCCTTTAGCCATAGCAGTATAGTTAGGGGGTTTTTTGCCACCACCTAAAGCATCACTGAGTGGGATTAGTTTTTCTGTGTTAAGTACAACAATACTAGTTGGTTCTCCCAAAGCATTATCAAGTTTTTCATGTTTATTTATATATTCAATTGCATCAATACCTTTTTGCATTAGATATATTCGTATACGTTGCATCGCAACAGCTTCAGTTAATCCCTGATGTAAAGAGAATCGCTTCATTTCAGCTTCAGTGAAGATGCCATAATCCTTTAGGACACGAGCAACCTTACTGGGTGTTTCCCAATTACCGGCATCAACAGTGATTTTAGCTACCCGATCAGAGTCTAATATAAAAGGCAATGTTCTTGTATCTTGTACTAATTGACCACGATCTTGTAGAAGTTGCCGACTTCTTTCGGCAAAATAAGCCTCTTGTTTATTCGGAATAATTCTAGATAATGCGGCATCACCACGAACCGCGGCACTAGTAGCAGAGGTTCCCAGATGGACACCTAAATCACCTTGTGGGTTAATTGCACGAGGATCATAAGAAACATCTGTATTGTGCAGTAGAATTTGAGTTGTTCCATCTGGATTTTTTAATGCTTTTGGATAGCGATTTCCAAGAATAGGTGCAAGTTTGTCTGTAGCTTTTGATAAAGCTTCGTTCATCTTGTCAAGACCCTCTAGGAACACACTTGCATTTAGACCTCCACCTTGGTATTTACCCATTCCCTTACCTAGTCCTAAATTAGTAGAACTTTGTGTAGGTGTATTTAAAGAGTCTTCTAGTATTTTAGCATCTTGTTGGGCTTTTTGTAGATAGGCTTGCTCTATCTCCTGCTGTTTTAGATAAGTACGATCAGGTATTAGACCACGTACATCTGGTTGTTCCCAATTAGCTAAATTCTCACTAATACCCTGTTGTTTGATGTTCTCTTGCGAGAATAAATCACCCTGTCTTGCTGTTGTTTGTGCTTCTACAGATGCATCTTGTTTAATTGGAATGCCATTTTCATCTAATATATACTCACTGGGGCGTTGTCCATACTGATTTGGTTGTCCAAGGTCAAGATCCATCTGCTCAGTAGGTGTTCTAGGTACTTCTGCTTCTTTTGTCTTTTGTGCAGCCGCATCTCTAAAATTAGTAATTGGCTCTTCTTTAGCAAAAGGTTCTAGTACTTTTTTAGGGGCACGTGGAATACTACCCATTGCTTGGAATTGTGTCATTGGAGCAATAGCCATCATGTTTTGAAATAAAGGAGAGACAACATTTTCAACTAATTGTTTCCCAGTTTCTGTCCTTGGCTCATATGTTCCAGATGCCATTGTATCAAGCATCTTTTGTTCAATATGTTTTCCAAGAGATGGTTCTTGTACTTTATTTCCAAGTAATGGATCAATAAGTCCCTGTAATGCGCCTACCGGTGCACCAATTAATCCAGCACCTACTCCACTTAATGCATGGGCACCGGCTTCTACTCCACCAACAGTGTAGTCTTTTGCTTTTTCTAACAAACCTCTAGTATCTTCTTTTGGAACTATAGCAGGAGCTAGTCCAGGAATTTGATCAACAAGAGAAGAAGGTGTTTTTATACCTTGTGCAATAGAAGCAAGCCGAGTTGCTGCCTCTGTATCGCCAGCAGCATCCGCATTACGTAATGCTGTCATAACTTGATCATAATTATACTCGGCCATAGGTATCCTTATTTAAGATATTTTTTAATTAAATCTTCATCACTTTGTTGCTGTTTCTTTGCACCACCTGGAGTGTAAGGAGCAACATTTGGTTTATTTCCTAATTTAATATCCTCATTAGGAGTTACTGTAGCAGTAATACCACTTTGTTCCTGTTTAGAGGTTGCACGATTAAAGATAGCAGCTAATTCTTCATTGTATTGTGCTTCATCAATTAGTCCAGCTTGGAATCTCCGATTCAAGTCACGCACTAATGCCTCTTGTGCAGACTTAGCGGGTTTTTCTCCACCACTAGCTTTGGCTTTTTCAGCAGCAGCCTGAAGGGCTAGTTGCTTCATATATTCATTAGACTCCAGCCGCTCATTTTGTTGCATAAGCTTTTGTCTAAATTCAGGAGTATCCATTAAAGACTGCATTATCTGCTCATAAACAGGATTATCTGTCTGCATAGATTGTGCAGGTGCTTTTGTACCTACTTTAGATTTGGTAGTTTCTATAGCACGTAGAAGATTTTGATCTGTTGGATGATCCTTTAATTCTTCTTGTAAAATTGCCAATCTATCTGCATCCCTAGATTGTTGAACTTCCTGTGGAATTTGCCATGAGAATCCAGCAGTAGGTTGTTGCTGTTGTTGTGGCTGCATACCAAATCCAATAGTACCATTCCCCTGACCTTGTAATGCATTCTGTTTTAACTTAGCAAGAGCCTCATTTAGATTACCCATTAATCCAGATGTACGTAAATCCTGTTGTTTATTCTGAATAGTTTGGGGTAAAGTTGCTTGAGCAATGTCTCCTTGTGCACCAACAATCTTTCCTTGACCAATCATGTTTTGCAAAGCCCATTTGGCATAATCAGGGTCGGTCATCTTGGCACGAGCCATTTGAGCTTCTTGTGCTTTAATATCCATATCTAAAGGCATGGACTGTTGTTCTCGTTGATTAGCAAGAATACTTTTAAGTAGATCTTCTTGATTGAACTGTTCTTTTGTGTTATCGTTTAATGCGGCTAGAACAGCCCCAAGACCCCATTGTGGTTTGTAACCAGTTCCAAGTTCTTGCATATTATTGTCCAAATAAGAAGCTAAGGAGAGAATTAGCGTAATTAGAATTATTGGAATTATTAGAGCCTGTCTTATTAGATCCATTAGAAGTAAGTGCAGACGTTAATGCATAAAGTAATGGTGAAGTATAACTATTAGTCCCAGAGTTAGCTGCATTAGACATTAGATTAGCATATGAAGAGCTACTTGGAGCAATATTAGCACCAGCTAATGTACCAAGTTGATTCATATAATTTTGTGCAATTTGTGCTTGGGCTGCAAGAACACTAGGAGCACTACTTAAACTATTACTACGCCTACCTGCGGCAGCATCCTTAATAGCCTGTTGCCTTTGCAAATTATCCACTTGGGATTTTACAATAGCGGAACTATAGGGATTTTGTACTGTATTTTGTAATTCCTGTTGATATTGTGCTCTTTGTGAGCCAAATGGATCTATTTTAGTACTATTAGCAGCATTAGTTAATGTATTTGCATTCTTTTTATTTTGATAACCTTCTACTAAAGCACCAAGACCCTTAGACAGTAGAGCAGGATTTGTGAAAAGTTTCTGTAGTGTTTGTGAAATACTTCCAGTTGATCCGGTATTAGCATTCCCCCAACCTTGCATATTCTCATCTTGGATATCTTTAAGATAGCCAGAAAGATCAGTGGTCGTGGGATATCCACCACCTGTAATATTACTTAATGCATCCTGTGAAAAAGAGCTATTGTCTAAAAGGCCACTTAATGAATCGTAGAAATTAGAATCATAATTACCCCAACCACTTAAACCATTAAAATAATCCTCTCCCATTCCACTTGGGGTTTGAGACCATCCATACATATTTTCATCATTTATATCACCCAGATAATCTGAGTAATCCATGTTATAATCATCCATATATAAATCCTATGTTGCTGGTGTTACAGCAGTTAATATACCATCGGAAAATGTAAGAGTTCCATTAGTGCCTACAGTAGTTAATTTTGCTATTGTAACTGTTCCTGTAAATCCTGCTGGTTTTGTTGCTAATGGACCAAGATTTCCTATTGTTGTGTATTGTGCACTTGTAAGATGATATTTTTCTCCAGTGGTACCTCCTTGGAGATTATTTAAACTTTGATGATCCCAATTTACAACATTTGTATACTGTGCATTTGTTAAATGGTACCTTTGATTTGTAGATCCTCCTTGTAGATTTAACAGACTATTATGATTACCACTTCCAATAGTAGAATATTGCGCTGCTGTTAAATGATACATTTCACCAGATGTTCCACCTTGCAGCCCTTGTAGAGAATTATGGAGTCTTTCTGCAATATCCGTTATTTTTGAACCAGCAAAATTAATGATGTACCAAGGAACAGAGCCGGAAGTAGATACATAATTTCTTAATTGTCTATACCACTCTAACCAAACAAAACTACCTGGCTTCTCATTTACAGGTGGGGGAGGTAACACACCTGTTGCCATTATGATTCTCCTTCAGCATAATCCACTTCAATGGATTCTAATCTAAGTGGTGTATTTTGTGAATTCTTAATACGGAAAGCACGTCTACGACTGGAGCCTAAACGTTGAAAAGCAGGATAATCATCAGTAAGTGTTATTGTCTTTGTGTTAGACCATGTGTGATAATCATCATCAGTCCATGCAATATCAACAGTAGTTCCAGTTGAATACCTATCCCCTACAATTCGTAGACCAGAGTAAAACTTTCTCTTGTATGTATTAAAGTCAAACTTATTGGTTACTATTTCACAAAGAATTGTATTTACATCATCCATGTATTTAAGTGGATCCAGTTTGTAAATAGTCCCATTAGTTTTATGTAGTAAATAAGCAGCACCATCTTGTACATCAGTCATACAGTTAAATGCAAATACTCCATGAGATTCTGCATTATTACTTGACCACTCATGCCAGAGTTTCTCATCCACATCATACAAGAAAGTACGATTAAGTGTGGGAAGATTTATAACATAAAATAAATGGCCTAAAGTCCTAAGTCCATATCCATATACGCCCATTGGATTAGTTTCTGCATCCAAAATCTTCTCTATATATTCATCACTAATCTTTTTTGGAGTAAATGCTGTAATTTGCCAAACGGAACGTCCACCAGAATCTGACTGTCCTGTAAAGATACAAGAGTTTTCATTTTGATAAATTGCATTAGGAAACACACAACCAATTTGGATAGCAGCAGCATCATTTCTACTTAAAGGAGATCCACTTGTATTAGCAGCATCATAGAAAAATTCTATTGAACTTTCACCAAGAACAACAACTTGATTATTTTGCCTTGATAATGTTGCTATAGAATCGGGGAACATTTCAGCAGTAAGATACTCCCCTGAATCCCAATGATCCGGTTCATCCAAAACACAGTTATATACATCACTTCTCTGTGCTAACATTATATAACCATCAATAAAAGCTGGATAAGGCAAATGGGGGGAAGGAAAATCATTTATATAAGCAAGACCCATTGCTCCTGTACCCCCACCACTTGGAAAGGAGACAGTGGGAGCTGTTGTGTACCCTGTGCCAAAACTTGTAAGTTCTGCACTAGTAACAACATTACTACTCACTGTATAAGTACCTGCGGCACCAGAACCACCTCCACCAGAAATACCTAAAGAATACGTACCATCTGTATATCCAGAACCACCTGCTGTAATAGAAATACTTCTTAAAGAAGTATTATCCATAGTCAAAATAGTACCATCTTCCTTAATAACCCAGCCATCTATACCATCACAAATAAATAGATAATCCCCATAAGAAGCAGAATTTCCCAGTTGCATTCCCACATGTCCTGTGGAAGTTGTCATAGTAATTATTGTAGTTGGTGGTGTACCATCTTGAATAATAGAAGAGCCAACTGCAATATAAAGAAGATCTTTAAAATAGGCCATACCACGACCTTCACCAGTACCAAAAGTTTTATAAGCAGTTAATCCAGGTCTTTTTTGAATAACTATTTTTGTACTTTCGATAGCATCAACTTTACGAGTTTCAGGAAACATATTAACAAAGCGTTGATCTTTATTTGGTGAAGTATCACGATTTGAATATGCACCAATTAGTGGAAGTCTAACAGTCTTAGTACTCTCTTTTCCTTGTTGTCCTTGAGTTTGTGCCATCAGCTTTCCTTATTTGTTGTTTGTTTCTTTTTTTCTTCTTCAGCTTGTTGTCGTTGATATAAGGGTATATTATTTGTAAATTGATTTACGTTAGAAATATTAGACTTGCCAAACAATTGTTGTAATCCTGATTTTGTTAATGTACCACCTAAAGCCGCGGCCGCATCGGAGCCAAATAAATCTTTTAATTGTGCCGATGTCATTGACCCTAGTGCAGAGGTTAACGCCCCTGTGGCAAAATTACCGCCACCTAATTGAGATAATGCACCTCCAAGAGTACCAGAAGTAATCGCATTTGATGCTGCCTTACTTAATCCAGTAATTCCTTGTAATTTACCTGATAGAGTACCGGTAAGTCCTGATCCCCCTGCAAAAGAAGCTAATGCGCCTATTGGGTTGCCTTGGTAGGCACTTGACATCATAGACATCAAATAACCAAGGCCAGCAAGAGGTGTAAATTGAAGTACTGTACCAATAGCTTTAATTACATTAGAAGCCATTGAATTACTTTTATGTGAATATTGCTTAATATCCCCTTGTTGCCAGCCTGGGAGATTTTCTATATTAGATGTTGGGGCAAAATAATTACCAGAATTATCTGTAAATTTACCTAAATCGGCCCATTTAGATAAATCACCAAGATCACGCCAATATGTATAATTAGATCTAGTCGATCCACTTTTATCAATCATCTGATTAACAAGTGGATTAGTGTATCCAAATTGTGATGATTCATTGGGACCGAGATCCATTAAATAACCAAGAACAGAATTATTCCATAATACCGGAGTTGATCCATATAAAGTGTCTAAACCACTTATATTTTCAGGTATATTATTACCAGTTTGGCCACTAGACCCTAAAAGATACCTTTGAATATACTCTGCTGTACTTCCTTGATCCGGATACTCAGAAGTTTGACCATATGTATATGTAGGATTATTTTGTGCATTAATTAATTGACCTAATGCCTCCCAATCTCCCAATATACCAGAAGTACTTCCTTTATATGTAGGAGTTATGTAATCATATTGCTCTTGTGAAGGTGCATTATATGGATCAAAACCCATATCCTGTAATCTACCTACAGCATTTCTTACAATATCTGCCCCATGGGTCTTATCATCATTTTCATCTTGCCAAATTTTATTCCACTTAGTTAAGTCTTGTTCATAATTCTCTTTATAATACTTATCCATATATTTCTGGATAGCATCTTGGACAGAACCATATGATTTACCAATAGTATTACCATCCTTAGTAATATCATATGTACCTAATCCTGTATCTGATGTATTATAACCAGATGTTCCTAACTGTGCAGTAGAGTAATCATTACCCCGATAGTATACTTTTCCTTGGGAATCTTTTTGTAAATAATCACCAAATATATCAAAAAGTTGTGGATCTACATTTTGATTAGAGGCTAATTGATATCCTGAACTAGATAATGTAGCATCACCAACATCATAATAATTACCAAGACTTTTTCTAATAGCTTCATTTCTTTTTCTTTTATCAGAAATTCCTAATTTAGCTATTTCATTACTAGCAGCTTCAAGCTGTGTATAATCGAAGTCCATTAATAACCTCGACGATCATACTGAAAATATAAAGAACCTTCCTCTGTACCAAAAGACAATGCCTGTTCTTTAACTTCTTTAGCCTCACGAATAAGGATCATTCTTTGATCAGAAGGTATACCATATTCTGGTGCTAGCCTAGCAGCAAGTCCATACTTTAATGCATCTAACCATTCCTGTGGAAAATCTGGATTATCTCCAGAAGTAACAAAATCTTCAAAAGGACGTTGATACACAATATAAACTTCGTTCTGTGCTTCTTCTACACTAGTAGGTACAGGAAAAACATGAAGTTCACCATACGTTAATTTCGGCTGGTAATAAACCTGTATTGGATTTCCACCTGTAGTTTTATTACCTAATATATTATATTCTTGTTTGGTAAGAATACGCATTGGGATATCAACGCCACTAGTTAATACTTTGTTCCAAGCCTGGATAACCTTGAGAGGTTTTGGGATATTAATTTCTTGTCCTGTACCTATCGTATAAGTAGACTGTCCAGAAACAAGAGGAATACCATATGTTTCTATTCCCCATATAGGCATGCCATCAGCTTCATAGGCTTTTACAAGCATATTAAGGGCTTCGGCTGCTTCTGTAATTTGTGCAGTAGTGGGAGTCTCACCCTGAGCAACTACACCAAGCATACGTAATGCACCAGTAATTAGTTGATCTCTTGTAATATTAAAAGTTGAAACTCCGCTTGTGCTCATTTGATATACTCCTTTATAAAAAGAATAAAAGCAGTAAGACCCCCGACAATACTAGTGACCCATTTAATAAATGTAATCACTCCTTTTGCTTGATTCCAGATATCAATTAAAGTTGCTACTTGTTCTTTTAGTTCTTTGATATCTTGTTTTAGATCTTCATACCGCTTTATCTCATTATTAGTATGATCCTCTAATTGTTTTGTATATTCATTATCCATACAATTACTATGACAAAGCCCAAGTTCCATTATAACGAACAATCCATCCTATTGAACCATACGCTTCAATTTCTACAGTTCCCCCAATATCTCCTGCTGCTGCAATAACAGATGTTTTAACACCGCCAACTCCTGTATAAAGTTGCCCAACTACAGCAGCATCAATCCGTAAAGTTCCAGTAGACATTTTTACTAATCGGAATATAATTCCGGGAGAAGGAGATGGTAAATTAAATGTTAGATTAGAAGACCCAGTAGATATAATTGTTCTTCCTACATCTGTTTTTTTACTAAAAACATAGCCAGTTGTTGAAACCGATGTTTGTTTTCTATCTATATTTTCAATTAACACTCTGATAGAGTTATTTATAATACCACTAGTAGAATTATCATTTTCACTACTATAATTAATACGTCCAGAAATGAGCGAAGAATCAGTTGGAATATAATAGATACTAGTAACAGCATTTTTTGCTAAATCTGGTCCAATATCAAAACAAAGCATATACGCAGGAGAGACTTTCCATCCACTACTTGCCTTACTAAATTCATTCCCTTTTCCGGTAATAACACCACCTGTAATTTCAAATCCTTGGGTACAATAGACACGATTATTAGATAAGTCCAACATACCATCAAAAGTGCCTGCTTGTGTAAGATCAGAAAAAATACATGAATGGACAAAACCAGTACAGTTAGAAAGTCTAATCCATTCAACATAAGCTTTATTAGCAACAGATGGAGTGAAAGTGCTTACATTTAATTGAATACCATCAATATTAGTAAGATCAATACAACGAGTACAATCTACACTGATAGGATTAAACGCACAGTTATTAATCATAATCCCATCACGTGTACGAAGTCCATCGTGACGAATCATATTCCCTGTGAAGTCATACCAAACACATTGATTAAATGTTGTAACAGATCCACCAAAAGTATTTGCTAATTCTGTACGAGTATCATCAGACCACCATCCATCCTTAGCTCCATCGAATACACACTGATTGCAAGTAAGAAATTCATCATAAGTTGAACGAATACAGGCAGAAGCAGTTTGAAGACGTGTTCCTCCAGTTAATCCATATGTTCCTAAGAACACTCTATTTAGAGTTATTCCGGGTGAATCAATAATATCAAGAATACTTCCTGTAAAAGTTGAAGTAGCATAACAAATATCCATATCCTCAATTGTTAAACCACGACTCCCGCTTCGATAAGCTTGAATACCAAAACCAGAGGATGTCCCACTAATTAGAATCGTTGTGGCTGCTCGTACTGAATTATTAGTACGGCGACTTCCTGAACCTTTTAATATAAGTCCAAGGTCTTGAAAAATCTTTAACGTATCAGGTGTGATCTTATATATTCCGGGAGGAAAGAAAACAGTACCAGAACCATAAACTGTGATAATGTCTCCACCAATAGTATCTAAGATAGATACGGGATCATGTCTTAGACTTTGAATTGCATTAACAATTGCAGAAGTATCATCTGCGATACCATCGCCAACAGCCCCAAAGTCTTTAACACTTATACTATCCCTCAATTTCTGCTGAACAGTTTGTGCTACTGCTCCAATACCAGATTGAAGAAAGCCTATTAAAGAACTACCATTATCAAATTCTAAATCATCTATTTCTTCTTGAATAGCATTTTGTATATTAGTAGATGTAATATTTTTATAGGGAGAAAAAGCAATGTCTGTAGCCGGACTGTTGATTTCTAATTTTTCAATATCCAATTCATTCAAAGCAGATTGAACATCTGTAGCACTAATTCCACCAGATGGAATATTTACTATTTGTGAAGCATCTGTTCCAACTTCTAACTTATCATTATTTAAATTAGTTAAGTTAGTGTCCATTTCATTCCAAGAAAGAGTAGTCCCCTTTCCAATACGAGTTACTATTGTAGTCATTTAAAGAGCATCTCCATCTATATAACCATCTACTGTATAACCACTATCCCAATAAAGAATATAATCCACTGGAACAAAAACCATTACAGGAATTGGTCGTGTATTTGACACTGATATTTTATCTTGTCGAGCTCTGACAAAATCTTGTGGATGTCTGTTTTCCCAATCTTCCATACAAACTAAAAAACCATCCCACCTAACTTTTGCCTCACTCATCTTAATTTTTCTAGAACAAACATCACAAGTTACATTATGATCCCCAGAAAGATAATAATTTTTACTCATTTATAAGGTACTCCAATTAAAATTATAACTTGGTCAGTATCATCATGCTGTAGCCCATGCGGAACCGCTGCTAATAAATTGCTACGCATCTCTACTACATAATGCCCTTTTTCCGGGTAATTTTTCTGATGCTCCAAAAGATACTGTATTAATGAATCTCTAGTAAATAGTTGGTTCATGTTCTTCCTGCTCCAGTTAACGGCAATCTTGTTGTATTAGTTCCAGTATCACCACCAGGCCCTATTAGTGGAGCAGACCCAAGAAAGGTTATATTTCCAAAAGGAACAATTACTTTAGTCCTAATAAATTGATTAGTACCAGAAAAGACAATTTGTCCTGTTGGTAAGATCACTTTATCCCTACGCAATAATGCTGTACCAAACAAAAGCAAACTTCCTATTGGAGACAAAACTCTAGTTACTCTTGCAATATATGATCCACTAAATGTTATTGCACCACTGGGAATTATTGTGTAAGTTGTACTACCACTGATCTTTTGTAATGGGGCTGTACCACTAAAAGTAATATTCCCTGTTGGAGAGAATACCTTTGTTCTAGTGTAAATTCCTTGTCCAGAGAAGATGATAGAACCACTTGGAGTAATTATATAAGTATTTCCAGATGATCCTTCTTCTGGTACAGTGGCAATCGCATCAGAACTTATTGCAATAAAGGCAACCATAATCTACTCCGGCCAACCTGTGTATATCTGTATAGTTGAGGGTTCAGTACTTTCACGGATTGCTGCTTTTAATCCCCTTGCGTATATATGCAATCTTGCAACATAACTAGCTAATGCAGGAATAATACCAATCATCTCTGATACACCAAGAACCATATCTGTATTATCTGCACATGTCCATCCAATGGAAAAATCTGCTCCTAAATCTTGAGCCATCTTTGCAGCACACCAAGCACCATTAAGTCTTTGTACAGAGACAGGATCAGAATTAAATAGTTTTCCTAGGTATGGAAAAGTATTCTGTTCACGCTTATTTCTTTCTTGATTTACTAAGTCACAATAGTAATCTCGTTCTGCATGTAAAATCTCTTCGTCCGTTGCTAGCCTAGAATATTCTGGAAAATCAAGTCTATAGACATTACCACCAAGACTAGCAATCCCAATACAATCTGTTATATTAAGATAAGGTATTAACATAATGAAGTCCCTCTATAAGATAAACCAGAAACTTCAAATCCAGCTCCACCAAGTTCTAACATATTAAATGTATTTAATCCTAGAGATAAATACACAGACGGATACTCAGATATAGGGGATTGATATAAGTTTGCTGTATCATACGTAGATTCTACACTATATGTAATAGATGAAGATGTATTCACACCAACACCAAGATCGCCTGCTCCACCAGATAGTCTGAATCCAGTGGCCTTTACTGCAAAAGTAATTGGACTGGTTAAACCTAACATTACTCTTCCAAAAGAAGTTACATTGTTAAAGTAACGTATAGTGGGTGTTGTATAAATATGGTATGTTGATAGAACAACTGCCCATTGTTTTGGTACCTGATTATACATATTCCACACTAATCTATCTGTTACAGAATCTGCTGTTGTTGTAGTGGAACTAGTTAAAAATGAGCCTAAATATAATCGAGTATGATCACCAGATTTACAATATTTACCATCTTGTAATGATATGTTTGTTGCTCGTGAAGTTGAACTTGACCATGCCAATAATTCTATAGCTAAATCACCACTACTTAAATATCCAAAGATATCATAACCATTATTATTTGTTAGTGTTCCAAGAGATAAAGATTTCTCTGTAAATTTAACATTTCGCCAACTAGTACCATCCCACAATGGGATAATATTACTCATATGTGGTGTATAGTATATTGTAGTTGCACCAGTAACATCTGATGTAGTTACAGGAGTTCCTGAGGTTAATGTTAAACGACCTCCAGGTAAAGTAGTCTCTTCTCCAAGAAGTAACTGCATAATACGATCAGCAGTATGAACTACATAGACTATAGCACTAGATGTTAAAGATAACCTAGATCCTGTCGAAGAAGCTTCTAAAGTACCACGTGTTACTGTTGTACCTGATAATGTAAATGTGCAATCACGATCAATTTCCCAATTATTGCTATCAACAATCAAGATATCTACAACAGCATTTGCACCATATGCAGTTGAGAATGACTGATACTTGGGAGAGGCACTTCCTAATGTGATTGTTCCAGTACCGGGAGTACCACTTACTGTAGAACCTACTCTATTCTTTAAAGAAATCATTTTAGATAATCCGGTGAAATCTGAGTTCTATCCTTCTCAGAAACATATGCCTCTTCACAGTGATTAGGATTTCTTGCTAAGAAGTTTACAAACTTAATCCAACCTTTGTACTGCTTTCTCCATACAAAAGCACTCGTAGATTCATCAGCAGTAATATCGTCATTTTTAATGAGACCAAACCAAATATTACCAAATAGTTGTGTTAGGTTTATTAGTACATTTTGTAGGTGAGTATATTTCATTTTAATTTGCAGAGATAGTTGGTGTTATTTTAATTGCATCACCAGAGTTACGAATTGCTAGTGGTGCATTAGAATCCCGCTCACTGTATAGTAAGATACCACTTGTGGTTTGTACGACATAGTAACCGTAGATATCATCTGTTGCTACAGCATTGCATGTAAAAGTCTGTTGTGCTCCATAGGTGATTGTACCACTAGAAGCAGAGTTCCAAGAACCACCTGTTAGAGAAATTGCAGAGTATCCACCAAAAGTAGCTTCAGTATATGTTGCAGCAGTGTCTGTATCTGAGGGTGTAATATTATTCTTAAATAACTTTAAAGTTAAATTCTGTGGTGCTGTCTTATTGACAATCATCTCTAAAGCAAGATTTTCACCTACGTCTGGAAAATTAAGAGCCATAGCCTAGTGCCTCCCCTGCTTCTTTAGTAATACCTCTGCGACATTCTGGAATTTCTTCCCAACGTGCTTGGCGAAGTTCATTCAAACTAACAGAACATTCCTTTACAGTTTCACCAGTAGTCTTGCTAACTACATGAATAACACAAGAATCCCCCACAGTCCAAAGAATACTGGGTTCTTGTTCTTGATTAATTACCCACATTCCCTTACGCCATGCTTTGTTTTGAACAACAGGCTCTTTGTTTGTCCTATTAAATAATTTCTTAAAAATACCCATAATTACACCACGATATATTCAATATGAACACCAGTGGCAGTTCCGACACTGAGATTCACATTCAGTGCTTCACTTGTATTGGTTTCACACCAGCCATGATCATTATATGGAAGAACAATACCGCCATTAGCACCTAACGGAAAAGTTGCAGTAATATCTGTAGTAGCAGATTGTAGTTTAATATTATTAGCTAATGTAGTTACAGCGGCCATAGCAACCATCCTAATACTTCTACCATTTTGTGCAGGTACTATTTGTGTAGTACCAAGAGCAGATGTATTGACAAATGTGGAAATTACTGTTCGGTTTTTTGGTGGTGTATTAGTGACATTAGTAGCCATAAAATCTCCAAAGAAATAGGGAGTAGTCTCCAATTAGAAAACTACTCCCTTTGAGTTAATACATCTTAATAGGTTTGGCCAGACTGCGGAATGTAATATTCCACCTTAAGTAACCAAGGACCACCTGAAGTACTAGCTGTACCTGATTCTACATACCTTGCACGATATCGAGTATCGGATGTAACTTGCTGTCCCATACTAGCACCCGCTGTAGCACCAACAGGGAAATAACCAGCACCATTTGTTTTTACATCAAAGTTATTGATGATTTCATTACTAGTGCCTGGATTAGTTCCAAGTTGAATAGTTGCAGTAGTCTGTGCATTAGAAACAGCATTACCAATACAATAAGCACCTATGATTACTGCATTTGCAGGAAGAACAAATGCATCAAAAGCAGTTGTATCTGTCCGAGCCACTTGTACAATCTTACCAAGTAATGCAGAAGCAGGTGGACTTACAGTAGTAACACCTACTGGTAGATTTGGACGAATAGGCATAATTAGCTCCTATTAAGCGCCTTGGCTACCATATAGACCGCGTGGATCACTCCAACCAAATGAGTAGCGGGCAGTAGCCTTAAACTTAGCATTTTCAGTATCGAAATCGTTATCCATTTCAAACTGATCACCGCGACGTTCAAAGTACTTAACACTATCCTTGACATTAGTGCGGATAAACCATGCATCAGCATCAGTTAGATAGTG